CCAGAGTTTAGAATCATGTCAAAAGGCATCGGGGAAGAGTACCTAAAAGAGCACATGAACGAGATACTAGAAACCGACAACATCACATGCGCAGGAGGACGGCAGAAAAGACCGCCAAGGTACTTTGATAAGCTTCTTGATAAGGATACCAACAAAGACACCGAAAGCTATTTCAAGGCACATTCTGACGAGCTGAGAGCGGTAAGAGCCAAAAGACGAAGAAACGCAGTGCTTAGCCTTGTAAACTTAGAGCAAAACACCAGTGTTCCATACTCAAAATACCTAGAGATACAAAAAGAAAAAGACAAACAGAAACAAAAGTGGAGAGAGCCGAAAGAAACCTTTTAGCAAATAAAGCAGGGTGAGCAATGGCGGCAAAGTCTGACGGAGCGCGCCGACAATCTGACCGGAAAACCGGTCTTGTCAAGTGGAGCGCCTGCGGGCGAGAGTTTAAAGGCGCTCCTATCCTAGGAAAACTTTTCAAAAATTTTTTAAAAAAATCTTGACAAAATCCAAAAAATATGATAGAATATAATTACAGAAAGGAAGGTGCTCAAAATGACACACTACTACGAACTTAGAAACTTTGAAGATGACGGAACAATAAAGACTGTACTCAAAATCTCAGCAGAACCAAAATACGCAAAACAAAGAGCAAGTGAATATGCAAAACGAAACCCGGGCCTATACTCACTAGAAAAAATCGAAAAAGTGGCAATGTACTTTACTGAAAAGGAGCAAGAACAATGAAAAGATATGACGTATACGTTTACAACACAAAAGAACATTTCCACGACAAGTACAGAGTGCTTGCAGAAGACCCAGTAGACGCAAGAAACGTTGCAGTACAAAGGTTAATTGATGAAACAGGAGACGGACTGAACGCAAACGAAATCAATGAAGTCAAAAAAATATCAGACGAAGACGAATAAAAAAGAATTGACGATATCACCTTCTTATGGTAAAATAACCGTAAGGAGGTGATTTTTTTATGGCACATCGTAGCGGCGCAGGCCGTGGCGATCAGCGGAAGTTTACGCAGACCGCAAAGCGGACGAAAAACATCAACGTCCGACCGAAGGTCAGCCGGGGCGGCATCCGGCTGTAACATTCAAAATAGAACAATGAAAGGAGGTGAACAAATGGACTTTAATGAAAGCATGAACATTTTTCTGAAAATCCTCGCAATGCTGGATAAGATTTACCACGCAATTGTGAAGGAAGAGGAAGAGACTGAAGAGGAAGAGTAAGATGCCACGTGAAGAATACAGCTTATTTAATCAGAGCACCCACCAAATAAGTGAACACTTCAAAGTAAAAGAATTTGCACAAAAAGACTTCCGATGCGACAAGGTAATTGTGGACACAGAGCTTATAGACGTTTTGGAAGATATACGCGCACATTTCAACAAACCTGTGATTGTAACCTCTGGATACCGGACACCAGAATACAATGCAAAAATCGGCGGTGTAAAAAACTCACAACACACAAAGGGTACGGCGGCTGATATCAAAGTATCTGGTATTCCGGCAAGAGAAGTACAAAAGTATCTAAAAAACAAATATCCGGATAAATACGGCATCGGAAGTTATTTAACTTTCACACACATCGACATAAGAGCTAAAAAAGCACGTTGGAGGGGCTAAAAAATGACACTGAAATTCTACAGTTTTCACGATGCAATCACGAATGGCTACAGCAGTCCTTTCTTACAGCAGAACAGGGCGCAGGCAATCCGCACTGCAAAGTGGAAAGCAAACGAATCCAAACTGCAGGAGATTGAGGACATCAGCCTAGTAGAACTGGGCGAGTTCGACACAGACGATGGAATGATGAGCAACGCTGCACCGATGCAAATCGCACGCCTGGCAGACTTAAAGGAGAATATCGATGCTGAATCCTAATGTTCTAGTGCGGTACTACGGAGTACCAACCAAAAGAATGACAAGCAAAACCGGCAGCGAAACGGCACCAACGTGGAAAGCGGTAAAGCGACCGAACGGCACAACAGACTACATCCGACAACCGGACGAAAATATCTACGAAAAAATCCAAAAAGCGGGCGAAGGATACGACCTTGCGAGCGCAATCGCAAGACTGGAAGCCGGAGATTTTTCCATCAAAGCAAAAAGCACAATCTACACCGAAGGCACGCCACTGGAAAACCTGCCTAAAGACATTGTGACGATGCACGAAACGGCACAGAAGGCAGCGGAAACGCTGAAAGAGCTGAAAAAGACACAGCAGACCGAACAGCCGAAGCCAGAAGAAAAAAAGGAAGAGGTGAAGCAGAACGAACCGGAACAGTGAAAGCCATTTCGCGCAAGTACCGCGAATGGAAAGACCGCGATCAAAATTTGACCGCGGTCATCAGCTTTTGACAACCATCAACGAGGGCGAACTGGTCCCCATCTATATGGATGAAGTACTCCCGGGTGACACGGCACGAGTACAGCTTAACGGGCTTATCAGAATGAGTACTCCTATCTATCCTATCATGGATAACTGCTACATGGACACATATTTCTTCTTTGTGCCTGCAAGACTTTTGTGGGAACACTTCGAAAATATGTTCGGTGAAAACGACACCGACTATTGGGCAGAAGATACAGAGTATTCCACTCCTAAATGCACCATCGGCGGCACGAGCGGCCTTGCAAATGGTTCCATCGGTGACTATTTCGGACTGCCGACACAGGTAACGAACGCGCTGGAAGTGAACGCATTACCAGCACGAGCATACTGCAAAATCTACAACGAGTGGTTTCGAGATGAAAACCTTGAAGCACCCCTTATGTTAGGATACAAAAAGACGGATGACGGAGGCACAAATGAAGACGCAAGCAAAGTGACCGAAAATGCAAACGCGCTCGACCAGACGACCAACACCAACGAAGCAACGTTGTATGCAATGAAACCGGCAAGAGCGGGCAAATTCCACGATTATTTCACATCGTGCCTGCCTTCGCCTTTGAAAAATGCAGAACCAGTAACGCTGCCAATGACAGGAGCAGCGGGAGTATATGCATACTCAGACAAAGAACTAAAAAATAAAACAGAAGCAACCATAAACAGCTATACAAGCCAAACGGACTTTGGAGGAACGACAAATCAAAAGCTTTATGACACAATACTGTGGAAAAGTGAGCCAGAACAATTATACGTAGGAAACGGAAGCGAGAAAGAACAAATGTGGCTGGGCGCAGACCTGAGCAAAGTAACCGCAACAACGATTAACGACTTGCGACAGGCCATCGCACTGCAACACATCTTCGAAAGCGATGCCAGAAACGGCACCAGGTACAGAGAGTTCCTTTCCGGGACGTGGGGCGTAACGAGTCCGGACAGCCGTTTACAGATTCCTGAATACATTGGCGGGCAGCGAATTGCAATCAATGTGAATCAGGTAGTGCAGACAAGCCAGACAGACACCACGACCGGGCAGGCACTGGGCAACACGGCGGCATACAGCCTAACAACCTGTTCAAAAAAGATGACAGACTATGCAGCTACGGAGTACGGCTATATCATCGGTCTGGCAGTGGTACGAGTGGAACACAGCTACCAACAGGGCCTTGCAACCAAATGGACGCGCGGCGGTCGGTTCACGTACTACGACCCGCGTCTTGCAGCACTGGGTGAACAGCCAGTATACAACAGAGAAATCTACGCAGACGGAAGCGAAAAAGATAGCCAGATTTTTGGCTATCAGGAAGCTTGGGCGGATTACCGCTACAAACCTTCCTACGTAACCGGAGAAATGAGATCAAACTATCAAACGTCTTTGGATGCATGGCACTATGCAGACGACTATGACAAGCTGCCGACACTGTCGGCGGAGTGGATTCAGGAAGGACGTGAAAACATCGATAGGACAATTGCGGTAACGTCCGCAGTAAGTCACCAATTCCTGTGTGATTTCTGGTTCAACGAAACGTGGTTCAGGGAAATGCCTATCTATAGCATTCCGGGAATCGAAAGAATCTAAGAAAGGAGGAAGCCGGGCAAAGACCCGGCTATTTTTAAATGGGAACACTTTTATCATGGATGCCGTACATCATGCAGGGCCTTAGCCTGCTAACAAGCGTTGCAATGAGCTCAAACCAGAGCAGTGCAACAAGCAGCCAGAGAGCCGGAGAGGAAACAACCAGCGGAAACGAAACAACAACCGGAAGCCTGACAGCACCGCAACAAATCGGCTCAACACAGATTGGAACACCAACAGGCATAACCACATACAACAATCAAGGCAGCGTAAACATGGCAAACGGCATGAGCTTTTTAAGCTCTATTATCAGTAATCTGATGAACGCAGGAAGCCAAGCAAGCGCAAAAAAATACAACTCCGCAGAAGCCGCAGCAGAAAGAGCCTTTGCAAAAGAAATGCGAGGCACAGCATATCAGGACACTGTAAAGGACATGATAGCGGCGGGCATCAATCCAATACTGGCAGCAAACAACGGCGCCACAGCAACGCCAAGCGGAGCAAGCGCAAGCATCGGAACACAACATTACAACCAGCAGAGCGCACAGGCAGCGGCAGTGTCAGCAATGTATGAATACGGCAACAACACGGCAGAGCTAGCAAACAGATACCTCGAACTGGCAAAAAAGAGCACCAGTGCAAAACAGTACCATTCTGCAAAGAGCTTTAATGAAGCGGCAAGCAGCTTAGCACAGTCAAGCGCAAAACAGGTCAGCAATTACAACTATGCGGCAAACAACTTGATCGACGAGCTGGGAGACGCAGGAGACAAGCTAAGAGACGCAGGAAACAAAGCGGCCGAATCAGCAAAAGGCGCAGGAAGAAAAGCAGCATCGGCCTTTAAAGACAGTTGGGAAAAAGGCGGGAAAAACATCACACCATACACGTCAATCAATCCTAACCAGATAATGGGCGCGTATAGAGGAGATTAAGTTTTCAACAGTTTCAACAGTTTCAACAAGTTTTCAACAAAAAGTTGCACAAAGAAATTAGGCAATTTGACAAGCATTCAACAATTTCAACAAGTTTTCAACAAAACATTTAACAAAAAAGAAGGCGATAAATATGCGTATCAACGCTAAAAATTAGACATTTCAACAGTTTCAACAGACACTACTACTACTACTACAACAAGTAATATATAAAGAAAAAGAAAGAGAGGTGTCAACTGGCGCAAGATAGACAAGTAATCTTGCGCCAAACCTATGCCGTGTACAAATCCGAATGTTTTCCAAATGAACACGAAAAAACCAACCATGTGGGGAAGTCTAAACTACCTAAAAAAACAGAACCTAGAACAAACCATCATGGACGGCGTAAAAAAAGGAAGCCTCGCACTATTGCCATGCGGAAAATGTGAATACTGCCGAAAGCAGATAGCAGACCAATGGGCAACGAGAATAGAACTGGAGGCCCAAAAATGGAAAGATGTGATTTTCGTTACAATGACCTACGATGAAGAACACGTTCCATACGGCGAGATTGTAAAAGGCTATCAAAGCATACAATCACAGACAGTAAGCAAAAGAGACGTACAACTATTTTTAAAACGTCTCAGAAAAGCATACAAGAAGCCGATAAAGTACTTCATAGCAGGAGAATACGGAGACAGAACAAAAAGGCCGCACTACCACGGTATTTTTTTTGGACTAAAGCCAGAGGATGGAATATGGTACAAAAACCAGAAAGGCAACGCATACTTTAAAAGCGAATGGCTCACAAACCTATGGGGAAAAGGCTTTGTAGACTTTTCACCAGCGGCACCGGGTTCTTATGCATACGTGGCACAGTACGTCAATAAAAAAGCAATCGGCGCAGAGCAGAGCGCAAA